GGGCGAGCTGTGATGCGGGCCTTGCTCCGATACCCAAGCCGGGGCGTCCACCACTGAAGCGTTTTTCTAAACCGATGGCGGAGCGTTTCGGCGTGACCGACGTGAAATGGCGGGCGTCCGTCACAGTCGTCTGGGAGGAAGATCATGCGTAAATGATCGAAGTTGAGTTTGTCACTCAGCTACGATGGTGATCCCGTCAGCCGCTCGACCGTCGAGCACAGGCATCGGGTCGATCTGAATGCCTGGAAGGATGGAGACCCACGCGGCATAGGCTCGCTGCTGTCGAACCAACGCTTCTTCCCATCGACTGCCACTGACTTCGTGCGATACGACCAGCATCATGAGGTGATTGGTGGTTGCATCGAGGTCGAGCAACAAGTGATGGGCATTGAATCGAAAATCATCGGTCGAAGGCATGAGGTCATACTTCTTGGTGTGAGTGGCGAAAGTGCATCCCTGCTATCCACGTGACATCATTATGACAGCACCCAAAAGAAATAGTTGTTCAAACAGATGATCGGCTGTCAGGGTAGCTGACTATCAATCCAACGTTCAGCGGCCGCCATCGCCTCAGCCAGTGCACTGGGATAATCCGGCCACGGGCCTGGCAATTCGGCGACGGTATTGGCGAGCCCGTGCACCGCGCTCTCTGCCAGTACATGCGCCGCTGTCGGCGATGGATCGTTGGGCCTGTTCCAATCAAATTTTACAATCAGCTTATGGCCGCGATATTCATGCGTGATGGGAACGTCTAAGCCATGGGACATCTGTCGAACCCTTTGCCACTGATCAATGCCTTCGAGTTTTAACGCAATTGAGCCAGCAGCACTATCGTGGCGCTTCGCTATCGGAGCGGAGTGTGCCACCCCGCCCAGCTCCGGACGGAGTAAGCAAGCCCGAGATTCCTCAAAACAAGCCGCCCAACGATTCTGGCGCCCAGTTCATGATCACCAGCTCACCGCTCACCTCGGCTTTGCCTTGCCGCTGATTGGTTGTGGTGTAGCGGATGTCTAAGATTTCGAAGTGGAAGCCTTCGAACACACGGCGGATATCTGGATGGTCGTTGATGCTGACCATGACTCTGCCTTTGCAGCGGCGCATAAAGTCGGCCATCCGCTCGTAATTCTCGAACGGAAAATCGACGCCATAACCGGCGGTCTGCCAGTAAGGCGGATCCATGTAGTGGAAGGTGTGAGCGCGGTCATAGCGTTCAGCGCATTCAAGCCAGGGAAGGTTTTCGACGTAGGTGCCGGACAGGCGCTGCCACGCAGCCGAGAGGTTTTCCTCGATCCGCAGCAGGTTGATGGCCGGGGCAGTCGTCGCCGTCCCGAACGTCTGGCCCGAGACCTTGCCGGCGAAGGCATGGTGCTGCAGGTAAAAGAATCGGGCGGCGCGCTGGATGTCGGTGAGGGTTTCGGGGCGGGTCATTTTCTGCCATTCGAACACCTGCCGCGAACTGAGCGCCCATTTGAACTGGCGCACAAACTCTTCGAGGTGGTTCTGCACAACACGGTAAAGCGTGACCAGGTCGCCGTTGATGTCGTTCAGGACTTCGACCGGCGATGGCTGGGGCTTCATGAAGTAGAGCGCGGCACCGCCGGCAAAGACTTCAACGTAGCATTCGTGTGGCGGAAAAAGCGGAATGAGGCGGTCGGCAAGGCGGCGTTTGCCGCCCATCCAAGGGATGATGGGTGTAGACATAAAAAGCAAGGCCTTTACTGTATGGATAAACAGGTGCTAGGCTCGCCGCGCTTTGTGCACGGAGCAAGAGCCTTGGCTGGACTTGCAGGGACAATCTGCAGGGACGGCGGTCGATCCAGATGTTGACGCATCCGGACCGGCCGCTCTTTTTCACTTCGGTGTTGATACTTCTTTGGCGTATGCCTGACAGGCCGCGAGGGCAATCAGCCCCCGGTCGCCGTCATCGGTGACGCCGATAATTCGTTGAGCATGCGCTGGGTCAAGTTCGGCTCTTGTGGGGCCATGAACCACGCCGCCGGTGGCGGTGTTGGCTGACAACGATCCGTTGCCGGCGCCGGTGGTGGCGTCGAGTAGGACTGACAGGCGCAGATCAGCAGTAGCAAGGCGGTCGCGCAGGCGACCTTGATCACGTTGGACATCGCTCAAAGCTCGGTAATGGGTTTGTTCGCTGGTGGCCAGGCGCTGCTCGAGCGCAAGGCGTTTGTCCTGTTCGGCACGCTGCTGCGCAACCGTGGCCAGGGCCAACTGGTTAACGGCTTCGGTGTGGAGTCGGGCCTGCTCTGCGAGCTGTTTGCCGTAGCGCCAATCCTGTACTTGCCAGGTAATGGACGCAGAACCACCGACCATGACGGCCAGCAGCACGCCTTTTGCCAGCAGCCGATACGGCGCCGGGATCAGTTCGCCGAAACGCATAACACCGCCCTCGCCCGCCCCCACAACTCCAGCCGATCCTGCAGGCCGTTGAGACCGCCATTGATCCTGCGGGTGATCGTGTTGAATTCATTTTGATCGGCCAGCGCGTTCAGCCCATTCACTGACCAGAACCATGCGGCCGACTCAGCGGCCCACTGCGGCAGTTCCAGCAGCTCAGGCGTGCGCAGCAATCGCTCGTCACCGAACAGCGCCAAGCTGCAGCGCAGGTAGTTGTCGTGGCCGGTGACCTGGATCAGGCCGCGACCGCGATAGCGCTGGCCATCACCATCCGCTGCCGGCGTGTTGCCCAGTTTTGCAGCCAGGTTGCCGGTATCGTATTTGCTCAGGTACTGGTCGCCGCCCAGTTCCCGGACGTACTGCAGCTGGCCCGACTCGTGACCAACTTGCGCCAGAAACGCGGCTTGGCGTTTCGGCGTGTTGATCTGCCGATTGGCCATAGCTGCGTTGAGGGCGGATACAAAAACGCCCGCTTGGCGGCGGGCGTTGGGCATGATGCTTTGCAGCTGTTGTTCAGTGATGGACATACAAACTCCAGACGTAAAAAAACCGCATTCAGGCGGCGATGGGATGCGGTTATTGTTTCTCGATGTTCACTACCTTGAGGGGTGGTTTCGGCCCTTTCTTTTTCTTGTCCTTGGATTTACCTGCTTTGCCGGCATTGCATTCGACCGTGGTCGACCAGCCAGACTGGGTGAACACCTGCTCGACCGAATCCGCCAGGTATTCACCATCAAGCCCGACCTTGAAACCCTGAGCGATGATGGGACGCTCGGCGAAGATGTCCGTCCGGCCGGGCATCTCAAGCCGCACATCCGCGGTCGAGCGGTTGAACGCCGACAAACGGGCCTTGGCCGCCGCCTCAGCGGCGCCCTTATCTGGGTAGATATGGCGGTCGGTATGCACTGCCGGCAGGCCATCCGGCGCATCATCGTTGTCGATGGTGACCACCGCGAGCTTGCCGTTCTTTTTGTCCTGATGCTTGGTGGCCACCGCCTTGTGCGAATTTCGATCGCCGAGACTGAATTGCCAGCGGCTAAGGTCACTGCGGGTCAGCGTGATAGCGCCAAATGCTTTGCCGCTGGCCGTCTGGCCACCTTGGCGCGGCATCACCAACAGCTTGCCGTCGGCCACCTTGGCCGTGCAGTCGTATTGCTTGGCCAGACGGGTGATGAAATTAAAGTCGGACTCGTTGAGCTGGTCGACGCGGGCGACCTTGGTCGACACCGGACACACCGGCGTCCAGCCATTGCGCGCGGCCACGTCAGCCACGATCTTCGACAACGGCACGCCTTCCCAGCTTCCGCTACGGATGGTTTTGCCACTGCCACGCATGTCGCTGGCCTTACCCTTGATCACTATGGTGTCCGGCGGACCTGACACCTCAATCGTGTCCACGGTGTAGCTGCCCATACGTGCCAGGCTCGTTTCGGCATAGCCCAGGTAAATCTCGATTGAGCTGCCGCGCCTTGGCAATTGCACTTGCCCGTCACGGTCGTCGATACGCAACTCAAACTCGTCGGACTCCATGCCCGGCTTGTCAGAGGTACGGAGCTGCAACAACCGATCATTGATCTTGGCCGTGACATCAGCCCCATCAGCGACGATTCGAAACATCGGTGTCATGGATTTTTTCCAATAAAAAACCCGCACAAGGCGGGCCAGAAAAACGAGGTGTTGTTACGCGTAACGCGACGCGGCGCCGGCGAAGGCATCGCCCCGGGTCAATCCCACAAGCTGACGCCTTCACTGGTCGGGCTTGGCAGATCCGGCAGGACGATAATCACGCCCGACCGGAACGGCTGAGGCTCATCGGCCAGCCCCTGATTGGCATCGAGCACGGCCTCCACGCTGCCATTGAGATGGCCGTAAACGTTGTTGCAAATGACATCGAGCATGTCGCCATCAGACGTCCTGCATGTCGTCGCCATAACGCTCAAACTCCAAAGTGAACCCCTGTTTGCGAGCAATCCCGCCGTGCAGCAGTGCGGACTGTTCCTCGTTGATGTTTTTCAGGCACCACGTCCCGATCACCTCGCCATAACCCGTGGTCAGGGTCAGCGGCTGTAGCCTGGCCCCGATGGAACGCAGCGTGTCGAGCTGCTTCAATCCACCTTTGAAGCCCGGGTAGATCGTGCCCTTGAGCGTCAACTTTTCATCGCCCATACCGATGGCCTGCTTCGCCGGCCGGCGCGTCAGCCGCTCCTGCGAAGCCCAGCGGAATTCGGTCGACCGGCTCAGCTCATCAAACGCCGCGGTGTCCAGGTTGAAGTAGTACGGCTCAATTTTCGGATCGCGCGGCTGAATGATCATCAGATGCGGGAACGGCTTCACCGCCTCCGGCGCCGGCGTGGCCTCCACGGCAAAGGAACTGGTGGGCACGATGTTGGCCAGCGACGGACTGACCTTGCCGGCGACGTTGTTGATCGCCGTGGCCGCCTTGCCCGCCTGTTCCTTCAACGTGCCCAGCCGTTCCTGCACTTCAGCCGCCGCGCGGGTGGCTCGGCCGTACACCGCTACCACCTGACCGACCTTGGCTTGAGCCGCGTCGACGCCGCGCATCACCCGCTGAAGTTTGGCGCCGATGGCTGGGCCGACAAACGGAATGTTTTCCAGCTCGGACGCGGCGCCGGTCAGTTCGCGGATCGCACCGTTGACCGGGGTCAGCATGCCGTCGGCACTGCGTCGGCCGGTTTCCGCCGCCTCGACCAAATACTTCAGGCTCGATTGCATTTGCTCCATGTAAGCCATGAAACCTCCTTAGACATGGGGTTCGTCGTACAGCTTGGCGGCGTTACTCTTCGCCGCATCCGCCATCATTCGCTGCATGTGCGGCATCAGATCCTGCGCCAAGGTTTGCGGGTCCTTGACGTCGCCCTGCACCGTCACCGGCATGTTCAGCGAGTACTGAAACTGCTGATCCACCTTGGCCGGAACGGGCTTCTCCGCCTCCTTGGGCTGGATAGCCATCGCCGCCGACTTGAGCGGCGCCGTCACCGCCATCGAGCGCGCGACATCCCCCAGCGCCGGTCCTTGCTGGCCCGCTGACAACATCATGAGCGGCGTGGTCGGCACCGGCGCCTTCGCCGTTTGCTCGGGCTTTTCATCCTCACCACCGAACAGCGACTTACCCAACGATCCGCCCAGCGCCGCACCGCCCTGACTGCCCAGATAAGCACCGATCATGCCGCCGATAGCGGTGCCGATGATCGGCACAACCGAACCGATGGCAGCGCCTGCTGCTGCACCGGCCATGGTGCCGGCCAGGTTGCCAGCGGCCGAACCGTAACCTTCGGCTTTTTCGTCCTTGGTCTTGGCGTTTTGAAAGGTTTCAAAAGCCATCGCGCCGGACTCCAGCAGGGTGCCGCCAGGAATGACCTTAGCCGCCTTGCCGACCTTACCGACGGTTCCTGCGACGACGCCGAGTTTGGACAATGCCCCACTTGGAACGGACGGGACTGATGGCGATGGGATCGAAACAGGGGAACGAGGCACAGACGGGCGAGGACCTCTCGAACTCGGCAACGTCCGGCGCCGAGCGCTAAGGCTTGATCCACGTCCGCGTCGGCGCGATTCGCCCGGCGCATCCACACCGCCACCCATAGCGCCGGCATTAACGACGAAAACCTTCTTTACGCCGTCGTTACTTGCACCACTTTCAGTACCAAGGCCACCGCCTGTTGCCGCTTCCTTCACCCGTGAAACAACATCCAGGCCAGTCGCTACCAGATCAAGTTCTCCTGAGTTTTTATTTGGGGCTTCGCTCCCACTCCTGCCACCGCGCGACCCACGCGCAAGGTTTAGCAGCCCCCTGCTGATCTTGATCGTGCTGAAGATACCTTTTAAGGCGATCAGCCCCGCTCCGACCGTGGCGATACCGGCAACCACCCCGGGCGCGCTATCAGTCAGCGACGTAATGCCTTTAGTAACCTTGGTCAACGACTCGGCCACTGTGTCCGTCACCGGGCGCAGCGCATCACCGATGCTGCGCATGGCGTCATCCATCGACTGGGCCATTTCCGCCCATTTCTGCGATGACGACTCGCGCCGCTCGGCGAGGTTCTTGTCGAGGATCCCGGTGGCGTCACGCGAATCGTTTTTGAGCTGGCTGTACAGCGCCTTGTTCTGCATGTAGGCCGACAGTGCGGCCTTGACCTGCATGTCGGCGAACAGGTCGCCGGTGCGCAAGGATTCTTCCAGCGAGGCCATCATGGCCTTGGCCTTCTCCGGGTCGGCTTCCTTGCTGATTTTTGACGTGGCTTCGGTCATGGCCGCCGCACGCTTCGGATCGGTCGCCTGAATGTACTTCTGAGCCAGCGCCATACTGGTCTCAAGCGTCGACATACCGTTTTGCAAACCGGTCTGCATCGATCCCTTGTAATCGATCCCGGCTTTTTCGTAAGCCTTGACCGTATCGGTCGAACCGATTTTGCCCATCCAGTTTTTCAGGTTGTTGGCCGCTTCGTCTGAACTACCGGCCTGCTTCATCTGCACCTGCAACATGGCGCCCAATTGCGTCACTGCATCCAAGCCAGTGATGCCGTTGCTGGCCATGTTGGCCAACAGCTCCGGAAACCACTTGGCCATGTCGGCCGCTTCAAAGCTGCCCGCCTGCCCTTGGTAGGCGATCGCCTCCAGCGCCTGCTGCATCTGCTTGGGGTCGGTGATCTTGGCGTTCTGCCCCAGGGCGTTGATCATCTTCGCCGTGTCGACACCGCTGGATCCCTGCCCCACGACAAACTTGGCCGCGACAGGCGCGTACTCCAGCGCCTTGCTCAGATCCATGCCGGCGCCGACCAACTGATTGACCACGTCGGCCACATCGTTGCGTGCCATGCCGGTGTCGCGTGAAGTGTCGATGATCTTGCGCGACATCTCCTGTTCTTGCGGCTTGTTGGCAATGCCAGCCTTGATCGCGATGTCACGCACAATCGCGCCAAAATCAGCGCTGACCTTGGTCGGTACCGCCATGGCACCGACACCGACCACCGCCGCACCGACGGCGCCCTTCATGCCCTTTACGCCAGAATCGATCTGCTGATGCCCCTTGGCTTTCAGCTCGGCTTTGTTAGCCGTCTGCCCCATCGAGCGATAGGCTTTTTCCAACCGGCCGACCTCGACCCCCTGTTTTTTCAAGCTGTCGAGGTTCGAGTTCAAGCGGTTGAGTAATTTGGACGCACCGGCAGCGCCGGTATCGTGAGCCTTTTTCCATTCTTCACGCAGGCGGATGGTGTCGCCAATCGTGCGCTGCAGCACGCGCGCTTTGTTGCCTTCAGCCTCAAGGCGCTTGATGCGCCCGGTCACATCCTTGAACGCGGTGCCGACCGTTGAACTGACGGCGCCGCCGATCACCAGCCCGAGGGCGAGTTTGTTTGCCATGTCATGGCCCTCATGTGCCCAGCACTACCGATGGCGGCTCAATCCGTGAGCCACCACACCATATCCGCGAACGGCATCGACTGGATCTCAGCGGCAGAAAATCCGGTTTCCGCCGCCAGACGTTTCGCCGCCGCCTTGATCACGCTGGGGTTAAAGCCCGTCGTCGTTGTCCATGCGAAAATAGCCGGCCTGCAAGCGGTTAAAATCCACCAGCTTCAGCCCCTCCAGATCCGCCACCGACGCGCCGGACAACGCAGCAAACAACACCAGCTCGCGCTGCTCATCATCGCCTCCCACTTCACGGTTGGCCGCCCGCACGTCGCCGACGGTCGGCGAACGCAAGGCCAGCTTGTCGACCGGTCACGCCGTTGATTTCACTCGGACACGACAGCGTTACCAGCACCTGATCGGTGGTCAGCGACAACCACGCCGGCATCGAGTCCGAATAATCGGTTTTCGGTACCAGGTGCGAATATGCCGTTTGCACACGGCGGTAATCCGTCAGCTTGAGGCCTTCCAGATCCTTCAGTCCGACTTCGGCCAGACCTGCGAACAGCATCAGCTCGCGCTGTTCGTCGTCGCCGTTGGCAGCACGGTCAGCCGCACGCACCTCACGCACGGTCGGGTTACGCAGGTTCAGCGTCTCAACGTCGATGCTGTTGGCTTTGGTTGGACGGGTCAGCGTCACGACCGCGCCGTGCGCGCTGAGCGTCAGCCAGGCCGGAAGTTTTTGAGCGATTGCTTGAGTCATCTGGATCTATTCCTTACAGGCCGAGCGCCTGGCGCACTTCGAGGAGTTGGTCTTTGCCGTCGATCACCTGAATGCCGGCGACCATGTCGATCTCGTACATCAGGCGCCCGTCGATTTCGAGCTTGTAGTACGTGACCGCAACGGCGTGTTTAATCTCGGCAGCATCGCCCGCTTTCCAGTCACCGAGATCGATCTCTTTGAGGCGACCACGCAGGGTAGCAACGACCGCTGTCACCGCGCCCTTTTGGCCCTTGAAGGCACCTCGGAACGTGGCGTTGAACGCCGTGCCATCAGCCAGGCCGAAGTATTTGAGCGATTCGCGGCGCACGCCCTTGGTGACAAACGAGGCTTCCATTTTCTCAAGCCCCTGATCCATCTCGATGGGGCCGGCCATGCCGCCGCCACGGTATTCGTCGGTCTTGGTGGTCAGCTTGGGCAGCGTCAGGCTCGGCACGTCGCCGGAGAAGTTCACGCCGTCGACGAACAGGTTGGTGTTGTACAAAGTCTGAGGAATCATTGGTTACGCCCCCTTAGGCTGCTTCAAGCACTTCGGTCATCCACTGATCGGTGACTTCGAAAAGGAAATTCGGGTTTTCGGCCGGCGGCACGTCGGTGAAACGAATACGCCAATACACCTTGCCCTGGGCGATCTGGCTGGCCGTGTTCAGCTCGGTGTCGGGGAACACTTCAAAATTGATGATCGCGCCCTGGGCTTTGAGGTCGGCCATGAACGCGTTGAGACCGTTGGTGACATCCGTCACGTAGGTCTTGGTGATCGAGCGGTCGACCGCCCATTTGTGCCCGGCCTGCACCGCGTCCATGAGGATGAACAGCGTGCGAACGCGAGTAACGAACGCCCACTTTGGATCGCTCGACAGCGTGCGGTTGCCCCACAGGCGGTAACCGTCGTCGCGAATAATCGTGGTGATATTGGCGTTGTTGAGCAGGTTGGCCCGGCAGGTTTCATCGCCGTCCAGGTACTCGACTGCGCGACCGGTGCCGGTGATGCCGGTCAACTCTTTGTTCGACGGCGACGCCCAGAAACCGTATTCAGCGTCCGTCCAAGCAAACAGGCCCGCCGCCCAAGCCGAACCGGGTGCGTCGACGGTCTTGCTGGTGATGGTGTCCCAATACTTGACTCCCGGGTCGACCATGAACAGGTTGCGGCTGCCGAAGTTATCGGCGTAGGCCATGGCGGCCTCGTCGGTAGTGCCCGGGCCGTCGATGATGCCAATGGCGCGCAGTTTCTGCGCCAAGCTATCGAGCGCTGTGGCCACCGCCTGAGTCGCGGTATGACCCGGCGCGATCAACAACCGCGGCTGTGCGTTGAACAGGCTTTTACCGTCGAGCAGCGCCTGCAGGCCGGTACGTTGACCCGACTCCAAAACACCGCCGATGATCGCCGAGGTTTGTAGCGCGGGGTCTTCCAACTTGGCCACGCCGATGGCGACGATCACCGCCTTGGCTTTGACGTAGATGGCCTGACAGGCCTTGGTGATCGCCGAGTCGGGTCCGAAAGCGGCGATGGCTTCGCGCTCGGTGGTGATCAACTTCAGTTCGCCCGCCTTGGCCGTACCACCGCCGAGAACGCCCGGGGTGAAGGTGTCACACAGACCGATAATCGACGACGACGGCAGCGAGATGGTGCGCGCGCCAGTGTCGACCGATGTGGTCGTGACGCCGTGAAAAAAACTCATAGGTCGATCTCCAGAAACGACAAAGCCCCGCATAAGCGAGGCTGTGAGGGTGTTGGTGTTACGCGTAACGGAAAAGAAAACGCCCCGTCAGTGCGGGGCGTCTATTGCAGCTCAGCCGGGTCTGGCGGCGAGGAATCCGGCCAGCCCTGCGACAGCATTTCGTCGTGATACTCGCCGGCCTCGATCGCGCACAACAGCGTCAGCTCGCGGTCAAAGCAGGCTTGAACGTGTGCCCGCACGGCCTTGGCGATCGTGATGATTTGCGCCGCGCCGATTTCGACAAACCCGCCGACCGTCTTGAAGTTGCAGCGGTATTCAGGATCGAGGACGGCGGACAATCCGGTACTGGCAATCAGCGCCTGACTATCTCGGGTCGTTTCGATTTGCAGGCCGTCGACAACAATGCCAACGCCCTCGCGCGCAAACCGCTCAGCCGCGACAGCGTCTTTGAGTTCATCCAGCGAGACGATCGGCGCGCCCTCCGGCGCAAACTGCTTGCCGTCATACAACCAGCCTTCTTCGACCTCGCCGGGACACTCGATCCAAATCATGTCCGGGTGAAACATCGTCTTTATGTCGCCGTCGGTTTCGAACAACTGAACGGCCTTACCCATGTAAAGAAGGGCATAATTTTTCATCAGGCATACTCCTCGAAAATTGCCACGCCACCTGCTCCTAGCGCGCCGTTGCGAGCTGGCAAATTTGGGCCGACTGCTATACCTCCGGCCCCGCCCCCATATCCCAAGCCGGGCGAGGTCGGGCCAGTTGTGCCGCGTCCAAATCCGCCCGAACCCAGCGGGCCGCTACCGCCGTGGCCGGCCAGCGTCGAAGCATTCACGAGAATCCCGGGCGCACCCGCAGGACCTGCCATGTTGGCAATATTTCCGCCAGAGGCACTTGCACCCGAAGATCCGCCTGGCGACAGCCCAAAGGCTGTCGCTCCTACCGCGAAGCCAAATTCTGACCCAAGTCCACCCGGCGCAGACAGCAATGCACCTACCGAACTCGCGCCCCCTGTGCCGCCACCGGTTCCACTGGCTCCTGACGCGGTGCCCGCGATACCGCCCTGGCCAATAACGATCGGCTGGCTCGCGCCAATGTCTGCCGCCGTTAGCAGCGCTTCCGCGTAGCTTCCCGCCGCACCACCACCAGACGCAGAAGTTTGGCTAGCGGTGGCAGCTGCCGCCCCACCAGATCCGCCACCGCCACCAACGATCCGAATCCGAACCTTCTTCATCCCCGGCGTCGGAATGTAGGTGCCGTTGGCCGTAAATTTCTGAACGTTCAGCAGGCGCCCGAATTCGTTGTTATTGACCCGCTGCTCCAGCGCCCCGATATCGATCACGCCCTGATTGATCGGCGCGTTCCACGCCTTAATGCACCAGACCACGGCCAAATTGCGCGGGCGGGTTTCACCAGTCCCCAGCGCGATATTGGGACCAGTATTAAGCCATTGATCCTCACCAACGGAGGTATAGGAAACTCCCGTCGCCGTGGTGTTGGTACCAGCAATCACGCCAGTGGTAGCACCATAAGGCCAGTTCGACCCGCGCGCCTCCTGCAAAGAAAGTGTCGAAGCTGTGTCGTTAACAGGGGATACGTGGAGGTGATTTTCCGTCTGTTGCCCCTGAGGACTACCAACCGCCCTGCCCGCATCTATGCCACGCCCGTGATCCCAGCCACGCAGGAACTCGCCACGCGATTCCGGCAAGCGGAAATTGCCGGCACCCTCGTCGCCCTTGTTGAAGGCCGTACCGATGAACGCCGCCAGATCGGGATAAACCGCAATGCTCTTAACGCTGCCGTCCAGCTCCAGAAAGCCCGGCGCCACCTTGTTCAGCGGAAACGCCACCGTTGCGCCGACCGGCAGCGCCGAGGCCTGGGCAATCATCGCCTCGACTTCTGTCTTGGTGTAAGTGTCCTTGATGCCCATGCCGGCGAGCGTTTCCGGGTTATCACCAGAGACGACAACCCCGCGATCGTTGACCTTGACGCGGGTGTATTGGCCCGTTGTCTTGTTCTTCGGCAACACCTCCAGAATGGCCGCATCAACGTAGGCCCGCGAGGCCAGCACAATCGCCGGGTCAATCTTGAGCTGAATATTGCCGGTGTTGGTGACAATGAAGTTCATCCGTACGATTTGCGTGCGGCCCGACCCTTGCGACAGCAGCGGCTTGAAGCTCGGCGCGCAGTTGGCCACCGCCACTAGATCGCCGTCCGCATCGTAAAGGCCGATTTCGCGGATCCACTTACCGCCCTCGTCGGCCGGGATGATCTGCTCGGCGATAATCACCGCCGGGTTGACCGGATCGATCTTCAGTTGGTTGAGCGGCTTACGGCGCCACTCGTTGAGCAGCTTGGCTTGGCTGGCCGACGGCACTGGATTCGGCGGATCCGCCAGCCCGTTGGGGTTGGCATCCCCCACGCCCATTTGCGTGATCAGCCAGGGAATGCCGAGCGCGTCGGCGTTCGCCTGCTTGGCCATCCCCACATTCGTAAGGATCGCGAAAAACTGCGAATTCGCATCAATCATAATAAACGTCCAGGGTATCAATGGTGTGTTCGCGACCAACCACGCCAAAGCTGCCAGCGACCTCAATGTCACGCATGACGGGCGGGTAAACGTCGATTTCGTCGCCTTCGTAGAGGGACACGGCGATATTCAAATTGCCTTGAGTTTCCAGGCTGATCGCCAGCCCGGTCAGTTGCCGGGTGACGGGCTTGGCATCGTCAATCAGGCGCTCAAGCTCCTGATACATTTCTTCGGTAATGCCGGTATCCAGCACCCCAACCTTCAGCGCGAAGGTGCCCGGCACGCCCTCAGGCACGGTCTGGAACCACTCGACAATCTCGATCAGATAACCCAGCGGCTCGACCACGCGGCGCAACGCGCCGATGGTGCCTTTGTGCTTGTGAATGTAGTACGACGCCTTGATGGCCGCGCGCTTGGTCGCCTCAGTCCACCGGTAATCCCAGCGATCCACCGACCATGCCCATGCCAGGTGCGGCAGCAAATGCACCGGGCAGGTTTCAGCGTTGTAGAGGTCGCGCAGAGGGACAATCGTCTTGTCGAAAAACGCGGCCTCCATGGCCCGTTCCAGTTGCGTGCTGTTGAGCGGTAGGAGGCTTTTCATATCAGCCCGCCAGCCTCACGTTGTAGCTCGTACAGAAAGCCGCCTGCGCCTTGGTCGGGGCCAAATCCTGCCATCCGACCAATTCAACCCGGGCAACGCCGGCAACGTGCAACTGAGCGTCAACAGCCGAGCGGGCGACCTCAACGCCCAGCCGCTTGCGTGGATTGATCCAGGCTGCCAAGCGGCTTTTCGCCTCGGCTAAACTGGCATCCGCTTCTGGTCCGGCACTGGCCATGTGCAAAATGGCGTCAATCTCGTAACGGATCACCTGCGCGCTCTGCACCGTCACCCGATCTCCAACCGGGCGGACGTCATCGTCATTGAGCGCAGCGGCTACAGTGGCCAGCAGCTCCGGCGGCGCTTCGCCTTCCCCGTCCAACCCCAGCACCGTGACCGTGACATAACAGGGCGCCGGGCTTTCGGCCGTAGCATCTGCTACCAGCCCAGAGGCGTTACGCGCATGAAGGATGTAGCTGTTACGCGGGCCGGCCGTGGTCAAGCCCTCATAGGCCAGCTGGATGCGCTCGCGAAACGGGTCGTCGTCTTCCATGACCCTCGGCACCGGCGGCACCACCAGCAGATCCTCGGCCTGAATGACCAGGCGCTTCAGATTGACGTTTGCGCCCAAGTGATCGAGGTCGCCGCGAATGGCGTGTGCCAGTAACAGCGCCTTGCCGGCATCATTGACTCGGGCGCGGTTGCCGACCTTGTTGTAAGCCCCGACCTCAAGCACCTTGACCACGGGATCGCTTTCCAGCGCGGCCGTCCAGTTGCCGCCCATGTATCCGCGAAACACGCTCAGCCCGTCCTGATAAACCTCTTCAAAGTCCAGAGGCTCCAGCACGGTTGGCGCTGGCAGCGACGACAGATCTACGGTACTCATGCAGCCACCTCCAACGTGACGCTGTCGCCCAGGTACTTCCCGACGATTTGCAAATTGATTTGCCCGCCAATGACGGAAATGACGCGCACCTGATCCAACTTCAAACGCGGCTCCCATCGCCCCAGAGCGCGGGCAACCTCAGCCTGTACGGCGCTTTTCCAGCCTTCGTTGATGGGTAAATCGACAAACCGCCGTAGCTTGCTGCCGTATTCCATACGGTGCCGGCGACTGCCCAGCGGCGTGCTCAAGATGTCGGCAATGGATTGCCGCAGGTGCTCAATGCCGGATATGGGTAGGCCGGTCTGGCGATCCATTCCGATCATCGATGTCACTCCTTGAACGGCTCGTATTCTTCGCTGGCTTTCAGGAACTTGACCGCTTCGACGTCGGAGGCCGGCACCACGACCGTCGCCTTGTCGACCGGATAGGAACGGTCAGTATCTGGCACGATCAGCAGTCGCGACGTGTAGAGCTTGTCGCGAAATTTCAAGGACTCAGGCGATGCGTAAGTTGAAGATGACAATGCCGGTTCAAACGAAGCTTGACCCTCAGTGACAGACGTATCGGCGATCTTGGCCATGTGTTTCTCCAGGCATGAAAAAGCCCGCACTGGGCAGGCTGTCGTGAATGAATTAATGCGTGTGGTGATTGCTGTTTCCGGTGGCGTCAATGATTGCGCCGGCGCTGGTGATGCCCTTGGTGACATGCAAAGCGCCGTCGATCATTACCGCCGCTTTCAGATTGATGTTGCCGGTGGTCACGTTCACGGCGCTATCAGTTACAACCGCTTCCGTGCTGGCCACCTTGATGGTGACTGTGCCGCTCGGGAGCGTGATGCTGTAGCTCTTGGCCTGCCAGTCGTAGATTAGCGAGCCGCCATCATCAAATCGCCAGACCTCGACATGGTCGCGGTTGTCTGGCGGGGGACCGGCATTGCCATACAGGCCCGGGACAAACGTGCCTTGCGACACGTCGCCGCTGGGACTGATCAAACTGCCCTGCTCGCCCAAAGACGGCGCCCGCCAGTGCCTGGCCTTGCCGGCGGCGATGCTGTGCCACCGCACCCAAGCGCTGACCCATTCACTGCCATCCGACACGCGACATACCGGCGGCGAAGCGGAAAGATCGACCGCGACCACGTAGCAAGCCTTTACCGCCCCCGCGATCATGCGGTCATGCTGCGCGCTTGCGTAACTCACGGCAGATCCTCCGGCCTGAATTGCCCGTCACCCGGATCGACTTCAAACACCAACGACCCCGGGGGTTCGTCCGGCCACGGCCATTCCTCAAGGCCGAGATAAACCTGCTGAGTCCACTCCACCAGCCACACCATGTATCCATCCAGGTGCGGCTGGGTCCAGTCCTGCAGCGATTGCACAAACTCGGCGGGTTCAACTGCCAACCCCCACGTTTGCGTTCGCAGCAACACCGCCAACTGTGTCGCTAATTGCACGGCCTGTTGATGATGGTGCGGCTTGATTGGGTCGACGATGATACGGGCCTCGAACTTGAAGATGAGCGAGGTTTCGCCGGTACCGATATCGGTACCCGGCTCGATCTCGGCCACCTCCAAGAACACCGCTGGCAGCAACACGCGATCCTTAATGTCTGGCCAGGCTGTGACGGCCTGCACGCCAGGCAAGTGGGTACGCAAATGCTGTTCTACCGCCCGATAAAGCTGGTCCAAGCTGAAGGGTTCGTCAGACATTACCGATCCTCTTGAGGTATTTCTGCAGCTCAAAGTTGAGTTCCTGTTTGAGGATCTCCAGCAGACGCTCATCCGCCTTTTTGACCCAGCTGTCGAAGTGCGGCCGGGCTTGCTCCAGCGATACCTTGGCCTTGGCCAGCGGGAAACGACTGCCGTTTTCGGCGACCCAACCCGAACTCGGCCCGCGACCAGGTGACACCGTGCTGTCGGGGTAGTCGTCCGCGTTGAAATGCTTGCTGGCTGTGCGGATCCAGATGTCGGGCTTGTTGCCGTAGACCTTCTTGAGGAAAGCCCCTTGGTAACGCCGCCCCGCTACTGACACGCCGCTGCCGCTTTGTCGCGCCCGGCCGATCCGGCTGGACTCGATGGCGTTCAAACCGAACCACAGTTTGCCGCTCGCAGCCCCGCCGGAAACTGGATAGCTGCGCAACCGCTGACGCACCGCCGCAACAGCAATACGCTCCGACCGGCTGACCGCTCGGGCAATGTGCGTGCGCAACCAACCCAACGTCTTGTTGATCGCGCGCCGATGCGCCGCCGCAGCAGCTTTCGGCACGACCTTGGCAAAGTCCTGGAACGCCTGAAAGTCAGCGGCCGAGGACTGAATGGAGATCATCCCGCCCCCGGCCGAGGGTTTGAAATAGCTGCCGACGCTCATGGCCGCAACCTCAGAATCAGGGCGACCAGTCCGTCGCCGCTCGGTTCGAGCTGTATCAAGTCGTAGTCGCCGCCGCCATCCAACGCAGGCAAGTCAACGCTGACCAGCATGCCCTGTTCCAGACCTTGCGAATCGCTGACGCGGATCTCGAAACGCGGCTCGCGCAAACCTGTGTTGAGCTTGCCGAACTTGGGTTGCAGCCAAGGCGCGGCGAACATGCCGAACACAGGCTCTTCGCGACCCTCGATCCGCGCGGTATCGCCCAGCGTTTCGAACACCACTGCGTCGACCTCGGCGATCAGATCGCGAAAACCCACGGTCAGAGCTCCAGCAGGATCTGGGCACGCGGTCGAGTGCACAGGTGCAGTGGGTTGGACTGGGCTTCACCGGCCATGCCTTTGTTGAAGGGCAGCGGCTCGATCATGCTGTAGTACGGAATGCCTTGAGTGTTGACCGTTTCCATGTAGTCAGCCGGCGCGAACACAGAGATGTACAGATCCGGCACACCTTCAGGGATCAGAAGCGCCTTGTCGTCATGCACGAACGACACGCCGGCCACCTTGCCACGATAGCGCTCCCAGATGATGCCGCCGAACTCGAAGCTTTCACGAGCATCACCGCGCAGAGCCGCTGCCTGCTGACTGTTGAGGTAGGTCTCTTTGACCGACTTGTGAACGATCAGCTTGTTCCAGAAGTTCTTGCCGCAGAAGGCGCGTGAACCGGTGCTGGTCACGCTGCCGAGCGCGTCTTCCTGCATGTCCAGCGCTTCACCGCACTTGACCCGCAACTCCGTGCCCGCATCCGCCAGTCCCATGGGCAACTTCTGACGGTCCACACCGAAACGGTCGTAGAGGTCGAGCAATACGGTTTTGCCATCAGCGTCGAGGATCTGGCCGTTGAGTGCGCCCATACGCTGGAACTCATGCGTCGCGTCCAACTGACGACGCGCCTTTGCCAGACGTGCATTGACCACATCCTGAACCGCCTGCAGCTCGGAGCGAGTGCCGAAGGCGCGGATGCCTTGGATCTCATCCGCCTTGATCGTGAAGCGCTCAGGCAGGTGAACGGTGTTGAACGGGATAAGGTTGCGCTTGCTCGCAGCAACCACCAGGCCAGAACCACCGCGCTCACCGGCGGGCACCAGTGCCAGGGTGTCGCCGTCCTTTTCAATCTGCACGGTCAGGGTGGTAATACCTTCCTCGCGGAACAGGCCCAAGGCGCTGATGCGGCCCGGCAGGTAGGGTTGATCGTTGAGTGCGGCGGTCAGCGAGGTAACGGTAAACGCTTCGTCGTCAAAAATGGCGATATCGGCCATGGGTACTCTCCAGAAACGAAAAATCCCGCACGCGGCGGGATGTAAATAAAAGAAGGAACGCTTTAGCGGACGATCAGCGAATGTGTCGCCAAGGCTTTCTCGGCCGCCAGATCGAGGCCGGTCAAGTGCGCTTCGCTGACCTCGGCCAACCGCACCACGGCACGACCGCGACGCACTACGTCGGATTCACCTAGCGGACCGTAAAGAATGGCGACAGCGTTTTCTGTGCCGTCCTCTGCCGTTGGGTTGTACGGTGCGAATTCGCCGCTGGCAGTCACCAGCCCGAGAATTTGTCCGGGCCACAATGCTGGACCCGCCGCGACATTGATCGCTTCGCGCGAGATCGTGCCAGCGCCCTCGGACAGCAGGAATTCACCCGCGTGCATCGGTTCCTGTTTGATGGTCATGCTCGTGCTCCTTTCGCGCCGCGCGCGGTTCCAGTTTGAGCCGCTTGGCGAGCAGCCCAAATCGAGTTGGGGTCAGGTTGTTTGGCCAGCACCTTGGGCGCCGGGTCGTCCGCCAGCGGCAGACTGTTATCGATTTCAAAGCCCTTGCCGCTGGTGACAATCTTGTCGAACAGACGCGCACGCACCGCCGCAGCGTCCAGCCCTGCCGCGACATACTCGGCGCTGAATTCCGGCAGACGCGCGGCCACGCAGAGGTCGTTCACCGCCTTGGCGCGTGCCAGGCCGGCGAGAACGATTTCCTCGCTTTCGAGCTGGGTGGAATTGAGCAGCGGCTCGACCAAGTTGCTGATGCCCGCCGCCGTGCAGCGTTGTGTGATCAGCAATGCTAACTTGGCCGAATCGACCACAGGCGGTACCAGCGGCGGTTCTACAGGTTCGAGTTCGGGATCCGGTTCAGGTGGCTCGTCGAGCTGAGCCACCAACTCAGCCGGAGCGTGCTGGTATCGCTGCAGCACCGCGCCCTGACCGAGGCATGCTTTGACTTTGATGCCGTCGCCGACCTCGTCAGCCAGACCGAGGGCCAATGCTTCATTGGCAGTCAGCCAAGTTTCTGCATTAACCATTCGCCGCAGTTCCGCGTCGTCGATGTTGGGCGCCTTGGCCTTATAGGCCGCAATGATCGCCTCCAAGGTTTGATCCAGCACATCAGCGACCCGGCGAAAGTCCTCAGCGTCCCCGCCTGTATAGGTGTAGGGGTTATGAATCATCAACATGGCGTTCGCCGCGATGACCACCCGGTGTGCACCGCACACTGCCACGCTGGCCGCACTCGCTGCCAACGCATCGATCCGACCGGTGCAGCGTTCGCCCAGCCGCGACAGCGCGTTGTGCATGGCCAGCCCGTCGAACAGGTCACCGCCGATACTGTTGAACGCGGCGATCACCGGCGACACACCGTCGTCCATGGCGCGTAGATCCTGAACGAACTGATTAGCGGTGATGCCCCATGTGCCAATCTCGCCGTAGACGAATACTTCGATCACTCGCTCCGACGCCTCGCCACTGGCTTGCAGTGCGTACCAGGTTTTGTCCTGAACTTGCACCCGCTGCCCAGCTCGGTTGTAAACGCGCGGTCGCGCTTTCTTGCTCATGGTTGCTCCTTGTCGTCGTTGTCTTCGACGGCATCCAGGGTGTTGTAGTTGAGGCCTAGTTTTGTGGCCCGCGCCAGATCGGCAGCGTTTTCCAGATCGACCGTTTCGGCGTCGTAGCCGGTGCGCAAGACCATCTCGCTGCGAGAAGAGAACCCGGCTTGCACTTCCATCCGCCGTGCCTGCACGTCCTGCACTGGCTGGATGTAGGCCCAGCCTTGTGGCACCCATCGAGTGCGCAGGTACTGGCGGCGTTTCTGTGCGTAATCGTCCAGCACCAGGACGCCAGACAGCACCGCCATGTCCATCCACGCCGCTCGGACCGGGCGGCAGAGTTGATGCACGTACACGCTGAATTGCAGTTGTTCCAGGCGGCGCCGAAACTCGTTGAGCACAACCCGCAGCGCTCGGTCGTTGATCCCGCGCATGTCACCTGTGAGGATCTCGTAAGGCGTGCCCGACCCCGCTGCAGCAGCCATCAGTTGTTGCCGCATGAAGTCCGGGTAGTTGTTGCCAGCGTCTGGTGGTTTGGAGAACTCCACCTCCTCACCCGCGCCCAGTTCCTGCATAGTGCCGGGTTCGAGCGCGACCATCGGGGTGAAGCCGTCGCGATCCAGATCCAGCAAGGCGCCGGTGACGGGATCGCGTGGTGTCTGCCCCGACTCCGGCGCTGGCCGCTTGATGAAACCGGCGAACAGATTGGCCACCTCTTGACGGAACAACACTGCGTCGTCGTAGTTGTCGAGACTGCGCAGGCGCTTGAGCACCGGCGACAATCGCGGCACTCCACGCAACTGGCCCGGCTCGACCGGTTCGAAGATGTGCAGCACCTGAGCCGCCGGCACGCGGACTAGCTGGTTGTAGCCGGCGTTCAGCGAGGCTGCATCGCGCGGATGCGACAGGTACATCCAGTACGCCACCCGCTTGCCGCCCGGAGTGAACTCGATGCCGGCGCGGATGACGTTGCCGTTTTTGGTGCTCTCGAATTTGTCGTGCGGCACGAATTCCGGTGCGAGGATCTGTAGCTGCAGCGGAACGGCCAAGCCCTCATCAAGCCCGCGCGGACGCAACCGTACGAAGCACTCGCCCGAGGTTTCAACCGTGCGTGCTACCAGCGCCTGCTGGCCGTAGAAGTCGGTGCGATCATCCGCATCCGACTCATCGACCCAATCTCCCCACAGCTCCTGCAAGAGCTTGCGCAAAGCATCGTCGTCGGTTGTGGGTCGAGGGGTGATGCCCGTGCCGATCAGGTTGCTGACGCGCTTGTCGATGACATTGAAGGCATACGGGTCATTGCGAACCGCCGCCCGGGAGCGAGACCGCAGGTTGCGCAGTGCCGGGGTGTTGATGCTGTTGATCCCGTTGTCGGGAGCGTCCCAGCCTGTGGAGCGGCGCCCTTCCCCAGCGCCCTCGTAGCTGGCCTTGATGTTGGACGGCAGGACAAATCCGTTACGGGTCAACGTTGGAAAATGTCGGGCCATCAGACTCCCTTCCCTGCATGGTAAAGCCGGACCACGCGCGAACGTGGCCCGGCAGCGCTGGCAAGCGAAGAGCGTATTTCTTCGCGGGCCTTGAGCAGCTCATCGACCGTGCGGTATTCCACGGTACGGTCGGTATAGCGCACAGTTTTCTCACCGCGAGCAATGGCCGCCTCAACCGCGTCGAGGTGCTTTTTTGTAAAGGACATATCAGCGTCTCTTTAGATAGCCGCTGGCAGAGCTGCGGCGTTGAGGGGGGGCTGCCGGTCGTGATTGGGTAACCGGTGCAGCGGGTGGGGGTGCGGGTTGGGCTTGGCGTACAGCAGCGGGCGCCGGTGTTTGCTCAGCATCAAGTCGCTCGCCCTGAACTGGCTTGATGCTCAAGGCGTCATCAAACAATCCGGACTGGGCCAGGGCTTGTCGCACCCGGTCCCAATCGTGTTCTTGGTAACGGTTGATGCCGAGGTAATGCGCCATCGCGAGGCAGTACACCATCAGGTCGAGCGCCTCGTTGCGCTCGGCCTTGCCCTTCACCCACTCGATGCGCTTGTGTCCGCGCACGTAGCGCACGACTTTGCGTTCGGCGACGCACTGGGCGAAAAACTCGTCCGGCAGGTCGTTGGCAAAGTGCAGCGATCCCGGACCGTCCGGGAATGGATAGCGATTGTAGATCCAGTCTTTGGCCGTATCGGTGCCGACGAACCAGAGCTCGGCACCGTTGCGTTCGGTCTGGCCCTTCCACGTCACGTCGACCATGGATGGGCGCTGTGCGATCACTGGCCTGCCAGGTTTGCTTGCGCCCTTGATGGCGAAGATGTTGCGCCAGCGTCGAACGCGGCAGAACTGGTAGACCTCATCGGTGTGATGACCGCCGGAGTCGACGCCCGCGGCGAGAATCGCCAGACCCACACCGCAGGGATGCCGGTAACGAGCCTTGAGTTTCTCGTCCAGCACCGCCCAAGTGCGTTCGTCTGCCGGGTCGCCCCAGATGATTTGGTGGTCAACAACCCAGCGCTCCATGCCCACGCCGAAGCCCATCACCATCAACTCCAGACGGTTGGCTTGGACGTCGACGGCACCGGTCAGCATTAGCACACCAACCGGCATAGCACCGAGGGTGTAGTTCTCCAGTCGCGCCCGAGCGATCAGCACCTCGGCCTTGGTCTGTTCGAGTGCGCTATCCCATACCTTGGCCAGACGCGTGTTGTAGAACACCTGCATCAGGCTTGTGTCGCCTTGGGCCTGGGCTTTTTTGGCGTCTTCAAACTCGATGGCAAGCGAAGCCCAGTCCATCCATCCGGTTGGCGAATAAAGTGCGTTGAGATGAAAGCCAACGGTTTTGCCATCGCCAGCCGCGTGAGCGCGCCACTCGCCTCGGGCGAGCATGTCGCTCTTGTGGTGCTCCTCAATCAGCACGTCGCATTCAGGTGCTGCGCACTCGTAATGCACAGTACTGAGGTCCTTGCTGTAGTGCAGCCGCTCCCATTCCAGCACCTGCATATGACCGCAGGTAGGGCATGGCACGTAGTAGTAGCGCTGGTCGCTGGATTCGAACAGGTCGGCGATCCGCGAGGCTCCTTTGATTGTCGGCGAGCTGGAGAAGTAAATCTTGGCGTTGCGACCGAAGTTGGTCGCCCGCGTCTCTGCCAGCTTGATGGGATCACCCTCCTGGCCGACGTCGTTCTCCCAGCGGTCGACTTCGTCGCCGTAGATATAACGCGCCGACAGCTCCGAAAGGTTGGCCGCAGAACCGGCGGTGGTGACGTACAGCGAGCCACCCTCGAATTCCTTGGTGTCCATCGTGTTGCGTGCGTCCCGCGAGCGGGTAGCCGCGACCCGCTCGCGCAGGACGGGAGTGGCTTTGATGGTCTTGCTGATCCTTCCGGAAACCCGCTTGGACAGGCCAAGGCTGGGGAGCAGCGCCAGGATGTTTGACGGCGCCATGTGGATCAGGCCGCCCATCCAGTTCAGTGCGATCTGGGTTTTCATCAACTGCGAGGCCACCATGGTGACCACGCGTCTGCAAGGGTGAGCCGGCGACAGGCAGCGCATTGGCTCGCGGGCATAAGGTGTCCGTGAGGTGCGGTACTGGCCAGGCTCAGGGGCACCGGTGTCACGCGGGATCCGCATGTACTCGTCGGCCCATTCGTCGATCCAAAGATCGGGGTCTGGGCGCAGTCCACGGAAATAAGCCTCACGGTACACCTCTGCACCGTCAGGAAATTCCGTGTGCATGGGTTCAGTCCGTTGTCATGGCGTGGTCAAGGTCCGCTGCAGAGAGGCGCTCGGCTTCTTCCAGCGTTCGACGGAAGGTGGCGGTCAGGTGCTTTTCGATCAGCCAGGGATCGGTCATGGCCGCCAGGTCATGGGACAGTTGCGGTAGCGGACCGAACAGCTGATCGCGCAGCAAGCGGCCGGCGTTGTAAGCACCGGTTTCGACCGCCTCCTTGGACACCAGCGAACCTTGGGCTTTGCCCAGCTCGATCTCCGCCAACTTGGCCATGTTGTGCTCGCGCAGGGCGCGGGCTTTTTGGAAGTCAGGTAGCTTGCCGTCGCCGGTAAGCACCTGCGGCGGCGCAGCCGTGGAAGTCGGCTCGACCGACGTGGAGAGTTGGCTGTAAACGTCACGCTGAATCCGGTCCTGCTGGTGTCGTTCGGCGACGGCGACCTTGCTAGGGTCTGCGGTGTCGCGAATCAGCGCTTCGGTGGCATGCACATCAACCTGTTTACCGTTGGGCGAAAGCACCAGACGGTTGTTGTCTTTCAGCCAGGTGATGTAACTCGGCGACCTGCCGAGCCGGGCCGCAAAGGCGCTCTTCGACAGGTAGGTTGGTTCTGTCATGAGCCCTCCTTTTTCAACGTATTTCAATGAATCCTTTCAAGATTTCAATGATTGAAATTTCAGTAAGCTGGAGAGCCTGCGGCTAACAGTTTCCCGCGGGTTTCCGACCCCGTACCCTCTGAATACCTCCAGGGTCCCCGGCAGTTTCAGGCTGGGCCGCCGCCATTCGGCGGGACATCGCACACACCAAGCCGCTTGGCAGCCCATCGTTCATACAACCCGATGGCAACGTCCGCGCCGGCCATTGCTGTGAGGCAACCCAAGGCGCCCGCCGTCCACAGCGACATCCCGGCGGCAATCATCAGCATCATTGCCGTCACCCCGCAGACAATACATGCGCCGGACCGAAGCGCGAGTCTGCGCAACAACGCCCAGCCTCGCGCCCCATCCTTGTCTGCTCGCCACATCTCCCCCGATACGCCACCGACCAGAGCCAGGACGATCACTAACCAGATCGGCATTTCTGCCAGTGCTTGTTGCTCGCT